AACACAGTTGGTGGCGTTTCTACTGCTGGCACACCAGCATTGATTTTCCAAGCAATCGCTAAACTTCGTGCTCAAGGTTACGACACAGCCAATGACTGTGCTATCGTTCTACATCCTAATGTGGCCTATGACATTGCAAGCACATTGACATCTACTTTTGCCGCTCCTGCGTCAATGGTTGGTAACGATGCACTACGCAATGGCTTTATGGGTATGCTAGGCGGTGTTCCAGTCTATCAAAGTTCATTGATTCAGCGTTCAAGTGCTACTTCTAACGCCGCTGGTGACTATGCTAACTTGATTTTCCACCGTGATGCATTTGGATTCGCAATGCAACAAGATGTCAAGATCGAAACACAACGCCAAGCCGCTCTTCGTGGTTGGGACATCGTTGGTTCAGCAATCTACGGCACAGGCATCCTTTACGATGCAGCCGGTGTTGTTGGTATTTTCGACTCTTCAATCGAGTAATCCACACTATATCCATAGTAAGGATGGGAAAAGGCGTCACAAGCGCCTTTTCTTTTGGCTGTCGTAAATATTGACATATGATTCAAACGGTGTTATTATTATACTATGACATTTGCAAACCTATTTGATGTTGAATCCACAGGTAATCGTATTGATTTACTCACCTGTCAGGGCCGTGCTGACATTACAAATAAAACTGTCAATTGGTGGACTAGCCAAGGTTGGCAAGTGGTTCTTTGGGACAACACTGGCAATCTACCCGCAGTTGGACGCAATCGTATTCTTAGAGATTTCAAATCCAGTGATAGACAGTTATTGATTATGGCAGATGATGACATCACACTTTACACTCATAGATTTCTCACAGCAGATTGGCTTAAAAAGCCTGTTGTGAATGGAGTTTATACTTTGAACTCAAATCACAAGATGGGTATCTTAAAATATAATTCATCTGGATGGGATGATGGCGCTCACCATTGGCGTGAAACTGCGGAAATCAGTCAACTGTATGTGATTGCTGATAAAACAGTTCCCCTACAAGATGAAACTCTGCCAGCATTAGAGGATTTATACTGGGCCAAAGACTGCAATCGGCTGGGAATCAAGACTCAACTATTGCATACAGTATTTCTCCGTGAACAAAGTCAGGACAAAGGCAGTCTATTATTCCGTGATAGACAGCATCGTAAACAGGTTTATCAACAAGCAAAGGAAATCAATGAAACTAGATCCTAAACCTCAACTAGGACCAGCAGGTATTAGTGCCAATATCGATCATCTTGAATCCCGCGTTCAACGAGCACACGATAATTGGCAAAAGGAACTGCTTGAACTGCAATATTGGCTTGAAGAGTTGGATAAACTAGAATATAGTGAGGTTAAAAATGGATTTTAATGAACTCACCAAACACATTAAACAGTTAAATGAACTCGAAAAAGTCAAACACCACCAACGAGCGCAGGAGGCAATTGCGAGAATTAAAGAACTCCGCCAAAGAACTAGGGCACAGCAGGAAACTGCTACCAGTGCGGACACCATTGGGCGAGTTTCCTAATTCATATGCTGCCGCTAAACAACACAAACTCAGTCTATGGACATTTTGGCATTTGGTTATGGACCCAAGAGATAATGGCTATGAAATTAAATAAAAATACAGCCGGTGACTCGACTGTGACAACTGCTAGGGATACCCATCCTTTTTTCTTCACCCCGAAGGGTGGTGTGCAGTGAAACCCTTCATCTTAATTCTAGTTCTACTCACATCAGGTTGTGCCTATAACAATGGAGCCAACACTTGGTATCCTGGTGAGCCTATACCATACAAGATGGGACCAGCGTGGGCACCACAGGCAATGCCAGGACAAAGTCGAGTGGTAGTCAATGGCTCAGTCTATACAGTCTATCAAGCAAAATAGTCTAGAATAATATTCCTTCACAAGGGCCTCTAATCAGGGCCTTTTCTTTTGGGTGAACTAAATACTCATACAGGAGAAGGACTCCTGCATCTAATTCACGAGAAGGACTCGCTACTATGGCTTATGCAACTTTTGACGACCTCAAACAGGTTGAACCAACTATTGATCAATATGGTGTTTTAGATTGGGATGCAGAACTAGCCCGTAGCGAAAGTGAAATCAATCGTGTGCTTAAGGTGCGTTGGTATCAAGCATACCAGAAGGCACACACAAACCTAATAAATATTGCCTTTGATGCAACCCTACTGACAAGCAGTCAGTTCACACAGGCCACAGTCTATCACGCTTTAGCCTATCATATTGCTCCTAAACTAACACAATTTTCCGGGGGCGAACCAGACAAATTTCAAATGATGATGAACTACTATCAAGGTCGATTCGAACACGAAATTGATTTGATTCTGCGTGAAGGTGTGCAGTATGACATTGACAACAATGACACAGTTTCAGCGGCAGAAAGTGCCTCAGTAACTAGCCTAAGGCTCAAACGCTAATGGCACAGAATATACGCCAACAGGTAGCAGAGAACATTGTTCGTGTTCTCAAGGAAATGACTGACCCACGCCCAGTGTTTGTCAGTCGTGAACCAGTTGTGATACAAGAAATGGCCATCACACAATTTCCTGCAATCTTTGTGCAACCAACAGTAGAAGATAGAGAAACAATCACAATGGGCGCCCCGGGAGCAGGACGAAGGATGGGCCGGATTGAATATTCAATCCGTGCCTATGTTCGTGGCACAGAATTAGATCGTCAGCGTAATGATCTCATAGAAGCCATTGAAGAGGCACTAGACAGCGATCGTTATAGAGAACTTATCTCAAGTGGTGTGACTGATAGCCAAATAACAAGAGTGGAGATCATAGATCGACAGCCACCGTTGGCAGAGTTTTTAATCACCTATGTTGTCACTTACAATTATCTAAGAGGATCAGTATGAAAATAGAACTTACAAAAAAAGGTATGACTAGATTCTGTCAGCCTGAAGAATTAGAACTAATGAATTCAGCAGGATGGACGCAAGTCAATTCTGCACCAGAACAGGCAAGAGAAGAGGTTATTCGTCTCAAGCCCCCGGTGAAGTCTAAGGCGACCGTAACAGCCGTAGAAGAAGCCAATATTAAACAACAAGGAGACGAATAATGGCCATATTATCAGGAAACAACGGCAGGGTTTTAATTGACAATTCCTCAGGAACCCCAACAGCAGTTTTAGCAGTCAGAAACTTTTCAGTAGAGATCACCAGTGATACTATTGAGACAACTACAATGGGTGTAGATACTCGCACCTATGTTAAAGGTTTATCCAGTTGGAGTGGTAGTGCTGATGTCTATTTTGACCCAGCAAATTACACAGGTGGAGCCAGTGTAATCGCAGCCTTAAACCCAACAGGTATCAATGTGGGAGCAACAGCAGGTTCTGGAACTGTTGAATTATATTTAGGTTCAACAGGCGGAACAGACAATAACACAGCCAATAAGTTTGCAGGCGAGTGCATCATTACTGGTTTTACTGTAAACAGTTCAATGGACGGAATGGTAGAAGCATCTATCTCTTTCCAGGGCAACGGCACAGTAACATTTACAGCCTAAGGAGACGACGATGGCAACTATAACAGGTAATAACGGTGGAATCAGCGTTGGTGGAACCACCGTTGCAGCCGTAAGAAACTTTTCAGTAGAGATTACTGCTGACACAATTGAAACCACTGTGATGGGAACAGATGCAAGAACTTATATTAAAGGTCTAAGTGCCTTTTCAGGAAGTGCTGACATCTATTTTGATCCAAGTGAGTTTGATAATGCAGAAACAACATTCAACCCAACAGCAACCAATGTGGGTGCGAGTGCAGGAGTTGTTGCAGTTAAATTCTATCTTGAAAATAACTATTCATCTACCAGCGACTACGCATTCACAGGCGATGTAATTGTCACAGGTTATACAGTTAATTCAAGTATGGATGGTATGGTTGAAGCAAGTATTTCTTTCCAAGGAACTGCTGGCACAACATTCTCTACAACAGCGGTATAATGCAAGTAACCTTTATTGGCTCTACGACAATTGCCAGCGACTTGAAAAAGGAGTTAGCCCAAATGGTAAAAGATTTGGGCGAAACTGCTTTACAAGAAGCCAAGAGTCATACGCCAGTAAAGACAGGATATGCTCGTTCAAAATGGACTAAGACACAGTCTAAAGACAATTTTGAAGTGGCAAACAGGGTTCCTTATATTGAAAAACTAGAGGCTGGAGCGAGCCGTCAGGCGCCGAAAGGAATTATTGGACCAACTCTAACAGCAATCAAAGGAAAAACTAAATGAGTAAAGTATTAGATAAAGCAACGGCTCACTTCCGTAATCAAATTTCAGGTGAAATGCAGATGATCGATGTTCCTGAATGGGAAACAAAAATCTATTATAAGTCAGCAGTCAGTCTTAAAGAAGAAGGCAAGATTCTAGAATTAAGCCAAGCAGGCAAAACTGTTGAAGCCTTGGTAGAAAGTCTTATTGTTCGTGCTCGTAATGAGGATGGCACCAAGATGTTCAACTTTGCAGACAAGGCCGCATTGTTAAATGAAGTAGATCCCAAGGTCCTTATCAAGGTAGTTGGCGAAATGAATAAAGTCGCAGATGAAGACCTAGGTGGAGATAGTGTAGCAAAAAACTAAAAGCGGACCCAGATCTGATGTTTGCCTATAGATTGGCAAAGGATTTGGGCCGCACAGTGGAAGAAATTCTCAGCATCTCCACTTATGAATTTGCCGGTTGGGCACAGTTCTATAAGATGGAAGCAGAGGAAATGAAGAAGCAGGCGAATAAAAGGAGCAGATAGTGGCTGTTATTAAAATTGATGGTGACGCCAGTGGTGCGTTACGAAGTATAACGCAGATTGAAAATGCCTTAGGTGGTATTCAACGATCCGCATCTACAGTCACTAGAAGCCTTGGTGGGTTGCAATCAGCCTTAGGTGCTATCGCTGGCATAGCCATTGGTGGTAGTATCACTAAACAACTCTACGACATAACTGTGGCAGCACAGGAGATGACTAATAAGTTAATCTTTGCCACTGGTAGTGTTGAAAATGCCAACAAGACATTTGGCCTATTGGCTAATACTGCACAAGCCACTGGCAGTAGTCTAGCAGGCACAGTTGACCTATTCTCTAAACTAGCACAGTCAAGCACCTTCGCAGGTTCTAGCAATGAATCATTGGCTAGAATAACAGAAAACTTCAACAAGACTCTACAGATATCGGGTGCATCAGGTGCTGGTGCTGCCGCAGCTCTCTATCAGTTTGCACAGGCAATGCAGAAAGGCACACTAAATGGTGATGAATTCCGCACCATTATGGAAACCAACGGTTACTTGATGAAAGTCTTGGAAAAACAGACTGGATTAACAAGAACTGAATTGATTTCAATGGCAAGCGATGGACGCCTAAGTGCTGAGATGCTGGGCAAGGCTCTAGTCGACGCTGATATGATTACGCAAGACTATGGCAAAACTATTAGAACAATTCCACAGGCATTTGAAAATCTCAATACTGCACTAACAGTAGCCGTTAAAAACTTTGACAATGTATTTGGCATCAGTGATGCCTTTGTTAAAGTTCTTGACTTGATGAGTAAAAACATTGGCATAGTTATCGGAGCCATTGGTGGTATTGCAGTAGCCACAGCCGCATTACTAATTCCTCTAATACCTGCTGCCACAGCAATGGCAGTATTGACAGGTGGTGCCGCAGTATTAGGTGCTGCCGCCCTAGGTGCTGCCATTGGATATGCCGCACAACAAGCAGGTGTCTTTGGTAAGGACACAGAAAAAGCAGTTAAGAGTCAAACACAATTAACTGAAGAGGCTAAAAAGGGCCTAGTAATAAATCATCAACGCAATCAACAGGCTCTGGACCTAGACAAAAATCTAAGACAGACTATCGATCAACTCAAAGCACAAAATGTTCTTGAAGCACAGCAAACTGGCATTAGAAACATTGGACTTGAAGTAGAAAAAGCCGTTGCCAAAGAGCGTGAGAAATATAAAAAGACTGGTGAAGCAATACCAGCGGCATTGGAAAGAGAACTTGCCATCGAAACACGCAAGAAATTGCTTATTGAAGAAAGTCTAAAAACAAAACAAAAGATCCTAGAACTTGAAAGTGCTATCTATGTAGAAGGCATCAAGGATGCAGGACAGCGTCAAATTGCTGGACAACTTGAATCCTATCGTTTGTCAGTAAGCAAAGAAACCTATGATGCTAACAAGAATACTTTGTCAACTCTGATCCAACAGAATATACAGACAAAGGCAATGAATGATTATACCAATGAATTAAAATCTAGTCAAATAGAAATCACAGCATTAGGTATTAAAGACTTAGACCTGCGTGAGCAGACAATTGCCGTTGAAAAAGAAAGACTAAAATATGGTAGTCTATTCACCTCTGAAATGGAAAAGGCAGTTCGTGCCAATGTGGCAAATAATCAAGCACTGAAAGAAGCAGTGGCATTAGAACAGCAAAGAGCCTTGGCTACTGGATCAGCATTGCCACAGACTAAAGCGGATCAAATTACCACAGCCACTGGTGCAATGGGGCGTCTAGATCCAGCACTAAAAGCACAACAAGATTACCTAACTGAAAAAGCCGCATTGGAAAATTCAGAAGTAATGGCAACGGATCAAAAGAATCAGATGTTACAGAAGTTGGAATATGAACACCAACAGAAGATGAATGAAATTCGTTTGTCAGCATTTGAAACACAATTGAAGATGGCTGGTGTTACAGATGCTACCATTCTTAATGTGGCCAAAACCACAATGCAACAGAGCCAAATGGTAGTGCAGGGTGGTATTGTTGGCATCCAAGGTGGATTGGCAATGTTAGGTGGCTTCTTAGAACAAGCAGGCAAGAACAACAAGAAAGCCTTTGAAGCACAGAAGGCAGTGGCTATTGCACAGACTATCATATCAACTTACCAAGCAGCCACACAGGCATTTGCCGCAATGAGTGCAATACCATTTATTGGACCAGCACTGGGATTTGCCGCAGCCGCAACCATTGTAGCCGCAGGCTTTGCCAATGTGGCAGCAATTAAGAATCAACAGTATAGTGGAAGAGCACTAGGCGGACCGGTTATGGGTGGCACACCATACCTAGTTGGTGAGAATGGTCCAGAACTATTCACTCCTAATACCACAGGCAATATTACACGCAACCAGGATCTAGGCGGCGGTTCACCAACGAATATAAATTTTACTATCGTGGCAAACGACACACAGGGATTTGATCAATTGTTATCAAGCCGCAAAGGTGTTATCCAACAAATTATTTCTGACGCTATGTTAGAGAAAGGACAAAGGAGTAATCTATAATGGCTGACATTACAGGAAGTCAATACCCAACATACCCAAGTTTCACCAGTGTAAACTTTAAGACATACACACCGGCACAGACATCTACATCATTCAGTGGTAAGATGCGCCGTGTGAGTCTTGGTGTAAGTTACTATACCTGGGAAGTAAAATATCCTTCATTAGTTGCACTTGACGCAGGCACAGTCACAGGATTCCTAGGACAAACACTGGGACAGACATTTAGTTTTGAAATTATACTGCCAAAGATATCATATTCAAAATCAACTAATCCACCTTCAACCACTGTAAGAACAACGGGTGCAACAGCCATTGGTGCCAAACAGGTTTCACTAACCAACTGTGGTAATACAAAAACAGTATTGGCAGCAGGTGATTATTTTAAGTTTAACAATCATTCAAAGGTCTATATGTGCGTGGCACCTTGCACCAGTAGTGCAGGAGGCACAGCCACTCTTTACTTTACCTGCCCATTGGTTGCCGCTGTTCCCAGTTCAACTGATTTAACAATCACAGCCGTGCCATTCACTGCCATTTGTTCAGAAGATGTGCAGGAGTTTTCAACAGGCATTGGTGGCATTACATCAATGTCAGTGGCAATGAGGGAAGTTTGGTAAATGAAGGACTTCGCCTCTACAGCCAATCGTGATGAATACTATCGCGATCATACCATTGCCATAGACTGCGTTGAACTACATCTAAAGAATTCCTCAGGCACCAGCATTCCTCTATATCTATGTAGTGGTGGTGCTGATTTATCATTTGATACAGCAACCGCTCCTACTGCAGGATCTAATACCTATCAAGCACAGGGAGATTTTATTGGCTTCAGTAGTTTATCAGAAGACTTTGATGTCAAGGTTGGTAAGTTCTCAATATATCTAAGCGGAGTCAATACCACCTATGCCAGTTATCTTATGAACAATGAGATTGAAGGCAAGCGTGTGTGCATCTATAAAGCATTCTTAAATTTTGGATCAGGTGGTGGCAGCGACTTACAATTAGCCGCTTCACCAATTCTAATGTTTGATGGCATCATCTATAATTTTGCCATTGTTGAAAGTGAAAAATCCTGTCAAATTACCATTGACTGTTCCAGCCTATTTGCAGACTTTGAAAGAACAGCAGGCCGTAAGAGCAATAATTGGAGTAATTGGTTCTATCAAGGAGTTAAAGGCGATATGTGTTTTGACAAAGCAGGTTGGGTAGGACAAACAGAATTCAAATGGGGTCGTGTATGATCATTAGAAAAATGCAACCTCAAGAATTTGACAGCACCATCATCTGTTTTGAATATTATCGTGATGAAGCCATTGAATCACTACCTCAGATTGCCGATGAATATGATGAAAATTCAGTGATGAAAACCATCAAAGACTTTGCCAGCAAATGGGATCATTGTTGGTTCAATGCCTATGAAGGCAGTCGTGTAGTTGGATTCATTGCAGGCTATGCCAGTGAATGTCCCTGGAATAAGGATATTATTGATGCCAATATTGCTTTTATTTTTATGATTGACAGTCATAAGAATATGGATAATTTCCGCCAACTGCTATCAAAGTTTGAAGAGTGGGCAAGAACTATTAAAGCAAGAGCAATTACCGCAGGAGATATTGGCATCAATCCTGAACGCACACAAAAATTATATGAACACTTTGACTTCAAGCCAGGTGTTTGGATGAACAAGGAGTTGACAAATGTCTAAGGTCTTTAAAGCCGTTGGTAATGCAGTTTCAAGTGTTGTCAAGGCAGTTGTCAATGTAGTAAGTTCAGTAGTCAAGGCAGTTGTCAATGTAGTTGCCTCAGTTGTCAATTTTATTGCACAACCATTTATGGGACTATTGGGTGGAATGCCCAATATGCCAGATGCGGCTTCTGCGGCAAAAGAACAGCAGGGTGTTTTAATACCTCGTGAAGGTAGTGATGAACAAATTCCCATTGTCTATGGTTATCGTAAACTAGCAGGTATTACTACATTTGCTGAAACAGGATCAAGCAACAACAAATATCTCTATGTGGTCTATGTATTCTCAGAAGGTGTTGTAGAAGGACTTCGTGAAGTCTTTATTGATGACTGGCAATTACCAGTTGGATTAACAGCCAACCTTAATGCTGGACAGGTAGTAGATGTCAATGCAGATCGTTATAGCGGTCGTGTGCGTATGATGTGGAATCCAGGTGTTTACTATGCCAATCCCGCAGCCAGTCCTGTTGGTGCTTATTGGAAGACTAACATCTTTGCTGAATCGCCTAGTTTCACTAACCAAATGAATTTTAATGGATTGGCTACATTAGCAGTTCGTTATGAATGGCCTACAAATGCTGATAACAATCCATTTGGTGGCGGAATTCCCAAAGTTCAAATATCATTATTGGGTCGACGCATTGCCGCACTAGATAGCACGGCCAGCACCTATACCTATGAGGCTGCACCAGTTCGTTATTCAACTAATCCTGCAGAGATATTGCTAGACTATCTACGCAATCCCAGATATGGTAAGGGATTGTCTAATAGCGATATTGATTGGACATCGTGGGTCAAGGCAGCCAATAAATGTAATACCACAGTGACCTATGTTAATAGTCAGAGTTTTGCTGGACCTATCCTAACCTGTAATTATGTTGTGAATACTGGACAGACTATATTTGCCAATGTTAAGACACTTTTAACAGGATTTAGGGCATATATGCCGTATGTTCAAGGCAAATACAAATTACGCATTGAAGATGCAGGTAATGATTTGGATATCCTAAGCGGTGTTGCTACCATAGTGATGACTGCCACTACTAAACCATATCTTAAAAACCAATTTACCGGCAATGTCTGCGATATTGTTGGTAACATCACCTATACCGGTATTGATAAAACCAGCAAATATACTTCATACAGCGTGACTTATGTTGATCCCGATCAGAAGTGGGCCACACAAGAAGTAATCTATCCTGAGAGTGAAGAAGAGCGTCAAACATATATCACGCAAGATGGTGGTCGAGAAAATCCAGGTAGTGCCACATTCCCAACAATTACCAACTATGCCATTGCCAAAGATATGGCACGATTATTATTTTTAAGATCACGCCGTGCTGAAACTCTAAGCCTAACAGTTAGTTCTGAAGGATTAGAATTAGAGCCAGGTGATTGTATTCGAGTTGAAGGCAATATTCTAAACTTCAACACAGGAACGCTAATTGTTCCTTGGCGTGTAGTGTCAGTAAAAATCAATGACAATATGACAGTGGATCTAGGATTGGCTAAAAATCCTGATGACATTTATCCACACGCTCGCTACAATGAAGAGGATCTAGTTGATCCTGTGTATGTGCCAAAAGGCAGTGATATCTATTATCCATCAAGTGAGAATAGAGGTGATCCTATTGGACTGGTTCCTCCAAGAAGTGCTCCATTTCCGCCTGTAATACCTCCTAACTTGCCGCCTAGTGTTCCGCCACCGCCTTATGTGCCTCCTGCTGTTTATGTTCCACCAGATGTGGCTAATCCACCAACACCTACACCACCTGCGCCACCTACACCGACACCAGTGCAACCACCTACACCATTTACTGGATATCTAACATTAAAATCCAGTAGAGCCACACTGATATCAGGTAATACCTATTCATACAGTTTGATCTTTACACAGCCTAGTGATGGTCTTTACAGTTATTCAATATTCTATTGGAGATTGAATGCCTACAGTCCATTTCAAGAAATTCGATTGTCAACATTGCCAGGTGCTGGAGATCG